TGGGATAAACCTTCCGTTCTTATCCCGGACACCTTCTAACCCTTTACGCACTACCCAGTTTGCAAACGCCTTGGGTGGTGGCATCTTATTGGTGTATTTGTATGGTGTGTTGAACTTGCGTTTTACACCGCTTACACCTTTGTCTTGAAACTCCCCGTACGGTTCCATTGAGAACGTAAGGGAGAACGAGTTAGGGCCAACCGCCAAGTCGTAATCCAAAGAATTGTACAGCTCCTTTGTGCTGTTCTTTTTCTTCTTGGTGAGGTTCTGCCTTGCTTGTTGAATTACACGCTTTGCAAACTTCGTTAATGCGGCTTGTACGAGTTGTTGGCGGCTCATCAGCAGATAGATATTTCCGTATTCGGCACAATCAAGTCAAAGGTCAGGTTCCATCCGGTGAGCAAGCTTTCAAAACGCTCCGTAAACGGCTCACAAACAATATCCCCCTCGATTTCGTACTTCTCCGTGTACAACGTACCACGGCGTAACTGTGATTGCAATCCGTTTAGAATTGCCAAGGTGGTATTCAAAATATCTTGTTGGTTATCTACGCCAAAGAACGGCTCGTTCTGGTCTCTAATATCCTGCTTGGTCTCATCCACAATATCCATACATAACACCGATACGTTGAATCGTATTACGTGGTCTGCGAATGTTGCTTGGTTAACCATAATATGCGCCAACGGGAATATGGTCTGCTTGTTAAGGTCAACGTCGAATATATCCCCAAAGGTTACAACCTTCACCAAAGGGTGCGAGGATAGGTATTCGTTTATCTTTTCGGTGGCAAGGTAAAAGCTTCTCATTTTTTTATCATTGAAATTTCAATATCGTTTTTCTCTTTCTCGAATGTTAAGTATGTCAACGCTTGGTTTATTGGAAGTTGAGTAACGTCTCCAAATTTGAGGACATCTCCTTGAGCAAGCGCATAGATTGATTGATACCATCCCCATCGCTGTCCGAATTGGGCTTCTCTGGTGTATGGGTTTTCAGTTCTTTCTCCAAAGAGCGCAGGGTATGCGCTGCCAATACGTTCCCTAAACGATAAAAAAAAACCAGCGCCCCAAGCACTACCGAAGCGGGCATCTGCTTCATTATTTCGTCTCGCTCGTCTGTTGCTTCGTATTTCTCAATATCGTAACGCTCACCTTTCTCCTTTACAACCGGACGATATAGTACAGCCATTGCACGGTGCATAGTTGCCCAATCGGATAAGTAAGAATCAAGGTCGACAAACTCACCGAGGGAAATTTCGTTGAGTGCTGGAATGAATCCGTATTTAACTTCGTTGAGTTCAAAGAATTTAGTTAATCCGGGCTTCTCGGATAGGGTCTTAGTCAGGCGTTCCAATACGCTTACAGCATCTACCAAACGGACATTCGGCAACTCTGAAAATGGAACCCCGCAGAAGATTTCGAGCATCTTCATTTGTTTGAACTCACCCTCACCTTCAATACGAGCGAAGCGCTGGTATTGTTCGAGCGTGATTTCGTCAAGCGAAGTTGGTACTACTAATTTAAGTTCCATAGATAAATAACTCAACGGATAGAATACCTACCGTAGTTTGGTTTAGAAAGTTTATTAAACACGGCATAACGTGCCGCATCGAGGGCGTGATTCATTACGTCAATGGGCTTGTTAAGCAGGTTTCCGTTCTTGTCCTCCGTCCACTTATAGTTTTGCAATTCTTTAATTAGATTGTTGCTCCGTGCTGTTGCAAATATCTTATGCCGTTTGAGAATATCAATACCTGCGTTAATTGAATCCTGGCCTTTGGCTGTTGGCTTAATGTTCCAACCGAATCGGTGCAGTTCCTCAATTGATTTCGGTTCGGCACTATCTGCAAAGATTTCGTCCCTCCGGTCAAGCCCTAACGATTGTAGGTGGTGATGGAGGTCTCGGTTTGTCATCCCGGTTCGGTAGAGCAACTCGTCCAAGTAAAGGTTATCGCCGTGCTGGTAGACTGCCACAAGGGCGCTGGGGTCGTTCGTGTAACCAAAATCGAGGCCAATTGAAATTAGTTTTGCTTCTTGCGGTATTTCGGACGTTCCGAATTGAAAGATAGTGGCTCGTGACATACCACGCTCGCCCATTCCATAAATACGCCAGTAGTCCTCGTCTGTGTCTTTCAGTCGCTCAACCTCCGATACGGTGACTTTATCAAGGAACGGGTTATCCAGGTAAGTGGTTTGGTAAAAGTCGCAATCCTCACGGGGTATTACCCTATCATAAATCCAATGGAAGGATTCGGAAGGATTGTAGTCAAGAATAATACGCCCATCGGTACGAAAGATAAGCTGCTGCCAATCCTCGTAAAATAATTCGTTTGCCTCGTTAATGTAAAGGAGGTTCCGTTTGCGGCCCCGAATCTTTTGCGGTTGGTCAAGAGAAATAAACTCAACAAGGTTACCGTTAAGGTGGTATTCGTGGCTGGACTTGTTATGGTATTCCTCCCGGTATAAATCGTGTTCACGCAGAATATCAAAGAAGTCCCGCATAACCGAAGCCCGCAGGGACGGGAACGACTTACGGCAAATAGTTATGGTCTTGGCGGTATTGCGTTCGGTGTAATAGAAAATAAGCCAGAGCAGGATATTGTAAGTTTTCCCACTCCGTGTACCGCCTTGCTCAACGATAATACGCTTATCGCTTTTGATTAGGTGGTTAAATACCTTATTGGTCTGTATCGTTGCCAAGTACTTCTATTTGGAACATCTTGCCCGTAGATACGTCCAACTCTTGGCGTTCTACATAACCCCGCTTCTTTCCTTTTGTTTTTAGGAAAAAGATTGTTGCTGTTGAATTGCCGTCCTTGATTTGTTTGTGCAATTGGCTTTCTGCAAAGTCAAGGGCAACGTCTGATAATGAATCGACTGCTGCTTTGTATTCGGGGTCGCTATCCATCCAAAGGTAATGCGTAGTTCTCCCAATGCCTACCGTCTTGCAAGCCGAGGTTACAACTCCGAGGGATTTTTCCAATGCGTCGAGCATTGCCTTTTTATGCTGTTCAGTTTTGTCCATAACATATCTTTGTTTTATATTTGTTTCACCTGCGAGGAAAGTGTAATGGTTGCACGCTTAATACTCCAATTAAGAAGTGGCGTTCGAATCGACCTCCTCGCTCAAAGTAGCCCTCCTCTCTTGGAGGGTTATTTTTTGCCCCTTGTACATACCTGCGCCCAATTCATCTATTTTCTCAAAGGGTATTACGGGTTGTGCTAATTCGCAACCTTTATCAATTAAATAAACATATTTTAATTGGTAGCCAGTTAATAACTCAACTTCATAGCCACGCTCTTTTAGTTTTGGTATGTCGCTTTTTTTAAGAAAGGAACTTGTTAAGCCCATATCGTAGGTTTTTTTAATATGCGATACCTGCCCATTTATTTTACATATTCCTGCATTGCTCGCTATCCCAACTAACTTAAAACCGCTTGCCCTATAAATAGTACCATCGCCGCATTGCGTTCCATCGCTAAAACTAATAACCCACTTAATATGCGGGGCGTGTTTTTTTATTAATCGTATGGTGATTGCAATACAGCGGCTCTCCGAATACTTGGGTAAGTAGTCATCAAAGGCCATACGGTTAAGTTCTATAAACTCATTCCAGCCGGTGTTCTTAACAAGGTTGATGGTTCCATTCTTGTTAATGCTTGGGCCGTAACTCAATACCCCGTGTAGCTTGTCATCAAGGAATGCGCCAAAGTGCAGGGTGCTGTTTGGAACTACCTTGCCAGAGTAATGATGCTTCTTTACAAACTCGTTGGCAATCTTGGAGGGTATTACCTTAACGATTATTTCTTTTGCTCTGCCCATTGCATAATAATTAAGTAGAGTGCATTACCATTGCTGTTCTCGTTTCCAAGCGTTTCGCAGTATTTGTAATCGTCTGTTGCTTTAATATCTGCGATTGCATTCTTTATTTGCTCTGCTTGCTCATCCGCAAGGGTGAAGGTCATTTGCTGGAACGGGGACTTGTCGCCATCTGGCAAAGAGAACTCCTCGTTAAATTCCTCTGCCTTTAAGTCAAAGCCACCAATATCAAGTCCCCAGTCGGTAATTGAGGCAGCATCCCATTCGTTCGCTAATAAGTCCCAGTCCCATTCTCCGAACCCCACGTTGTCCTTAATGATGAACTCCGCCTGTTGCTCCTCCGTTAAATTGTCAGCCATAACAATCGGCACCTCTTTAAGCCCAGCAGCAACGCACGCCTTTAGGCGCATATTGCCGCCAAGCACTACCATATTTGCATCCACAACAATAGGACGCAGCTCAAGCATCTGAGGGAACTCCTGGATTGATTTTACGAGCTTCTTGAACTTATCGTCTTTGATAATTCGGGGGTTGCTCGTATTGGGAACCACTTGGGTAATTGGTACTATTTGCATAAGCGTTCTAATCTAATATCGTTAAAGTCGTGGATATTAAAGTTGGTGGTCATATCCTCGTGAAGTGTCAAGGCAATATCCCCGGCTTTGTTTGGGTTCTCGTGTAGATATTTAATTGCCTTATTCCAATCCCCTTTATGTTTTACAGCGATGCAGTTCTTATCCGTTAGGTGTTTAGAGTACGGTGCTACATCACTTACAATTAACGCACAACCAGCAAACCCTGCTTCTACCATTTTAAGATTTGATTTGCAGCGGTTAAACTCACTTGGCAATAACGGAGCCAATGCAACATCAAACATTTGGTAAAGTTGTCCGTATTCCTCTGGGGATTTTGTTTCTAATGCGAATCTTGCTTTTGCAGCTTGTGGGTACCCCCCAAGGTCGGCTACATACGATTCATACGGTGAAAGGTCTATCTTATTTTGCAAAAGGTCTGGAAGGTGGGAGATGCCGGCCACGTAACCGAATCGTACCTCATCTGCTTCCTGGCGGGTGATTTGCCATTGCGGGTCGGAAGGGTCTAATCCGTTTGGAATGATATGTACGTTACGGTTTACCTTCTTGATTTTATCGGCAAGGTACTTTTGGGTAGTCCATACCTCGTCTGCAAAGTACATAGAGTTTACTATCCTTCCTGATAAGTTTATTTTATCGTATGTTGCTTTTGAGGGGTGGTCAAGAGCCAGGTGCCACCAATCGTCGTTATCAATAATAACCTTCTTGCCAAGCGCTTTACAGATAGCAAAGAAGTTAGAAAAGGATTCTCCGGTAAACGGCAGGGCACGGGAAAAGATAACGTGTGTTACTCCTTCCCAATCGGCTTCCGGGATGGGCTGTTTGTAATTAAGTATCTGAAAATCCAAAAGCCCTTTCTCCTTGAGTAGAGTGAAGGGCTTGTAAATCCGGTGGTACACCACCCCGGAATCCGGGTCACCAATGCAAAGGACTTTCATTTCAAATAGTTATAGTAACAAAG